GAATGAATTCGTTTCCTCATCCAACCTCTTATTAGACCCAGTCGATATGAAGAAGATGAGAAAGAGAATGAAGCCTTATGTCTATCATGACTTTGATGAATTCGACTATATTTCTATTGATACAAAGGGGCATTTAGAATGGGATCCGGAGTTTGACATTGATACATGTGGAGATAAAGAAAACTTTTGGGTATTTTCTGTAGATATTGCAGAAGGTAACGGAGGAGATTCATCTGTTATTAATGTTTTTAGAGTAGATCCTATGAACGAAGCAGAAATAAAAGCGATTGTTAGCCCTGGTGCAATGTATGATTTCTTTAAATTTACACAAGTATGTAGGTTTAAATCAAATGAGCATGTTATAGAAGATTTTGCAAAAGTACTTTATACATTATCAGTAGATATATTTAACTCTGAGAATGTAAAGATGATTGTAGAGTATAATACTTATGGTACAGTACTATTCCAATACTTAAGAAGTATCTTTCCACAAAGAAATGATTTTGATGATGAGATGATAGTTAAATTTAAGCATAGGCATGATGCTAGGACTATAAAACCAGGAATCAAACTTAAATCTGACAATAAAGCTATCTTTTGTCAGAATTTTGCAAAACTTTACAAGATAAATAGATTAGATTTAACAGATGAAGTTACAGTGACCGAGGCATCGTTATTTGGTACGTTACCGAATGGAAGCTATGGGGCTCAAATGGGCAACGATGATGTTATTATGACATGCATTACTGCGACTGAATTTTTTAATACAACAGACTACGCGGATTTTATAGAAGAGCTATTAGATTTCATAGATCCAGACCTGCATGACGAGATGGAAAGCATCTTATATAAGGACACAGATCAGGCTGGAGATTTACAATATGATATTTATGACCTATTGAAATAAATTACACAAAGTACAAGGATATATAATAAAAGAATTAAAAAATAAAAACGAACAACTATGGCATTAAGTCCCAATTTATTACAGTTCAAAAGCTCAGGCGTATATCGTTTAGAGTTTGACAAGTCGCAAACCGTAAATATCCCTGCGGAAACTATTAGACTAGTTGTAGGAAGATCTAAAAAAGGTCCTTACAACACTCCAGTTTTAATAGAAGATGTAGAGCAATTTATCCAAGTATTTGGAGGTGTTGACAAGTCACTAGAAAAGAAAAATATGTTTTTCCACAGATCAGCAATTGAATGTTTATCAAGAGGTCCAATTCTGGCTCTTAACATGACAACTGCAGATGACAATGATAAAGTTGCAATCTTCTCACCAGCTACAAACTCTGGTATTGAAGGTCTTGCATCTGTACCAGCAAATGGTTCATCACAGTTATTAAAGAAATACAGCGATGTATTTGATACAGATAAGTTCTGGGTACCTTCTGATGAGAAGTTATTGACTGCTGCGGCACAAGACACAAACCACGCTATTTCATTTGTAAATATCAAACAAGATCCTATTTCAGTTATTATTAGACAAGCTGGAGATGTAAGAGGTTTTGAAGTTACTGCAAGAGAATGGTATGGAGAAGCAAATATTCCAGAAGGAGTAGAAGCAGATGAATACGTATCAGACTACTTAGTAGATGTATTTGTATTTAAAGGTAAATTTGATGCACAAGCATTAAACAACGATCCAGTTTATGGAGAGTTCTTTACTTCTAAAGGTTTAGAAAAAGATCAATTAGCTAAATTCGTTGGATTAAGAGAAGTGACATTATTGGCACAATACTCTGGTTCTATGATTCCAGAATTTATGGATAACGAAGGAAGACAATTATACATTGAAACTCTAATTAACATGGAAGCTAGAAGAACAGGTTTATTCTGTGCTATCCAAGAAGATGCTTTAACTCAAATTGATTTAGTAGGTAACGGATTTAACGTATACCAAGATTATGAAGTACTTTCACATAGAGTAGAACAAACAGTAACTCCATTAGCACAATCTTTAGCATCATTTAATGGTAAAGTACAGGTTGATGGTTCAACAATGACAATATCTGGTGATGCTGGATTTGATGTTGCTACTTTAACAAACCTTGCAAACCCAATTATTGTAGGTAAATTTTTACAAGCAAACCAAGATGGTGAATATGTAAGAATTACAAATATTGCATCTGGATCAATTGCTGATACAGTAGTAATCACAGCAGATGGAGACATCTCTCAACAAATTAATATTTACGAGCAGTATACTAACTCTACTGGTGCTACATGGGCTAATGACGTTGAATATAGAATAAATGATGATGGAGAATTAGTATTTAAAGACGCTCCTACTTCAGTTGGAGATACATTATTATCAGCTGGAGCATCCGGTGCTGCTACTTTCTTACTATCAGAAAATGCAGGTGAATATATTGGTATTGGAACTATTATTTCCGGTTATACTGATTCTGGAGTTGGGGCTTTCCCAGGTTCTGGATCTTATTTAGTACCAATGAATGGTGGAAACCTTGGTTTCTCTTCATCGTTAGTAACTAACGGAGGAGTACTTCCAGCAGGAACTCCATTCTTAGGTAAAAAACAAGCGGTAAGTACTAACTTTGCAGTAAACAATATTGAATTAAATGCTAGAGCAGTTGAATTCGAATCCGGATGGAATTTTGAAGATCTAGGCGCTGGTACTTTTAAATATTATCAAGATAACGTAGTTACTGATACATTTACAAAAGATGCTAACGGAGACGTAGTTATCAAAGTAGGTATGTATGTACCAGGTGATGGCGGTAAATTATCTAGAATTAAGAAGATTGTTAAATCAACTGCAAATGGCGGTATAACTACTGTATATACATTTGAAACACACAGAGCGGTAAGTAACGATCCAATCTATGCTTTCAAGAGATATGAAGATGCTGCAGGTGTTTACAAGATGTTCCCATTAGACGGAGCTTCACAAGGAGAAAAGAAAATCGCAGATTTATTAACAGCTATCAAACCAGGTACTGGTTTAGGTAATGCATTAGTAGATAAAGATAACATTACTTTTAGATATGTTATTGATACATTTGGTTCATTAGAAGATAGTGGAATCTTAAATAAGGAAGAATTATCATTCTTATGTAAAGAAAGACAAAATGCTTCAGCAATTCTTAACGCACCAATGGTGAAAGAATTAAAAGCATCAACTAATCCATCATTCTTAAATGAATTCTCTGGAGCTTTAGATATTAATAACGTAGCAACAGGCGGTAACTTAAACTTAAACCCAAGTGCTTTATATACATTACCTTCAATTAACGAAGGAGCAACGTATGCATTCTACTACGGTCCAGGTTTAAATGTTATTGAAAATGGTAGAACTAAGGTGATACCACCAGCTGCTTATATTTCTAATAACTACATTGATAAATTCTCTGATGCCTTACCATGGTCAATTATTGCAGGTCCTAGAAGAGGAGTTGTAGGTGGATCTGGAGTACAGTCATTAGAATTTGCATTCGATAAATTAGATAGAGATATATTAGAGCCATTCGGTTACAATCCAATTGTATTTGAAAGAGGCGTAGGTTTAACTATCAAAGGAAACAAGACTGCACAACAAGGAATTCAGTCAGCTCTTTCTTCAGCTCACGTAAGAGAAGCTCTTATCTATATTGAAGATGGACTAGCAGAAATCCTTAAGAATTACCTATTTGAGTTTAATACTGCTCAGACTAGATTAGAAATTAAAACTTTAGCAGATAGCTTTATGGAGTCAGTTAAGAAAGACGGTGGTGTATACGATTACAGAAACATCATGGATTCTACTAACAACACTAACGAAGTTATTGATAACAACATGGGTATCTTAGATACGTTCGTTGAACCAGTTAAAGGATTAGAGATTCTAGTATCGAGAGTAACTGTACTTAATACAGGTGAAATTGCATCCGGAAACTTTGCATAAAAAACGAGAATATATAAACTAAATAAAGAAAATAAACGATATGGCTTTACCACATTATTCAGAAGACCAAACTAGTAGAAAGGGCAAGAACTTTGAACCAGTACAGGCAAACCTATTCGAGGTAACAATTTTACCACCGGATGGCGTGTCAGGACAAGCATTGTTCTTACAACACATTAACTCAATCTCAGGTTTGGAAACTCTTCACAGAGAGGTAGCAGCTATCGAGCAAAAGTATAAGTTCTCAACAAGATCTTATTCAGGTATGCCCGATGGAACTGCAGTAGATATTACTGTCAACTTTTCATTAAACTTAAACGATTCAAATGAGGCTTACTTATATAAGTCTATGAGAGAATGGTATAGAAAACAATATAATCCTGAGACCGGAGAAATGGGTCTTAAAAAGGATTATGTAGGTACTGTCGTTATCGTTCAATTTAATAGAGCAGGTGATATTTACAGAAAAGTAACTCTAGATGACTGTTTCATAACATCAGGCATCGGATTTACTGGAGAATTAAACTACGAAACTACAGAAGCAGCTGCACTAGAAATTAGTTGGAGATGTGATGTTTGGAACGAAGAGCTTAATTAAGAATTAAATTAAATTAATAAAAAAGGAGGATGCTAGTCATCCCCCTTTTTTTAACCAAAGAAAATATAATATAATATTCAGTTAATAACAGATTATGAGTGACAAACTAACAAAAAAACTTCAGGTACTTTTAACTGAAGGAGAAGTTCGCGAAGTCAACCGTGTCATTTTGAATGAGGC